CGTCGACCACGCTGACGGTGACCTTCGTGTCCGTGACGAGGTCGACGCGCTGATGGCCGCGCACGAGCCCGACACCGTTGTGCATCTCGCGGCGAAGGTCGGCCGGCTGTTCGGCGAGGCCGACGTGATGAAAACCGTGGTTGACAACGCCGGCATGACCGCCAACGTGGCGCAGGCGTGCGGTGAGTACGGCGCCCGCATGGTCTACGCGTCAACGTCGGAGGTTTACGGTGACCGCGGCGACCGGGTCTGCGTCGAGGCGGGTCCGTGTGATCTGCCGCACAACCTGTACGGCCTGTCGAAGCGGTGGGGCGAGGAAGTCTGTCGCCTCTACGCCCCGGACTGGTTGACGATCTGGCGGATCACGATGCCCTACGGCCCCGGCTTGCCGAGTGGTTACGGGCGGGCGGCGATCGTGAACATGCTCGCCAACGCCGACGCGGGTGAGCAGATCGTCGTCCACACCGGGGCGGAGCGGTCGTGGTGTTACATCGCGGACACGGTTCGGGCGATGGCGTTGACGGTCGAGCGGCGGGGGATCTGGAACATCGGCCGTGACGATGAGCCGGTGATGATGCGCGAGGTCGCGGAGATGGCGTGCGACCTGACCGATGCGCCCTCATCGCTGATCGAGGAGGTGCCGGCGCCGAACATGCAGACGCTGGTGAAGCGACTGTCGACGCGGAAACTCCGTTCGTTGGGTTGGGCACCGGAGGTCGACCTTGCCGAGGGCATGTCTCGCACGCTGCAAGCGCTCCGGGAGCAGGTGACCGCATGAAAATCATCGCGCTCCTCAACTTCTACGACGAGAACCCGAACTGGCTCGCAGCGAACGTCACCGCCTGCGCCCGCCTCTGCGACCACATCATCGCCTCAGACGGCGGCTACTTCCTCTTCCCCGACGCCAAACCGCACAGCGGCCTCGAGTCGCACGAAGCGATCACCCAGGCAGCGTATGCGGCCGGGATCGGCTGCACCATCCACTCGCCCAAGGACATTTTCTACGGCAACGAGGTTGAGAAACGCAACCAGCTCGTCCAACTCGGCATGACCGTCGCCGACCACGGCGACTGGTTCCTCCGGATCGACGCCGACGAGCTGATCACCACCGTCCCGTTCGACATTCGTGAACGGCTGGAGCGGAGCGAATGCTACGCCGCCGGCGTCACCCTCTGGTGGCGCTCGCATCTCGGCCCGAACGCCCCCGCCGACGCGCAACGCGACTACGACGGAAACGGCCACCAGAACTGGATGCGCTTCCTCATCCGCGCCGTCCCCGGCCTGCGGGTCGAGGGCGCCCATAACTTCTACCTCGGTGAGATCGACGGCAGGACCGAGGTGCTCTACGGGCGGGCGGACATGCATGACGAGGTGCCGATGGAGGACTGCAACGACCTCCGCCTGGAGCACCGTCATGTGCATCGCAACCGTGACCGCAACCTGCGTGCGGATGCGTTCAACTTGCGTCGCGACCAGTTGGGTGTCGAGCGTGTCTGGTTCCCGAAGGTGGAGCATGTCGACGGCGGGATGGTGCAGTTGTGAGCTGGTTCGCGCGTAAGCGCCGGGTGCGTGTGCATTTCCTGCCGCACGGTGACGGTCTCAGCGACTTCGAGGGCGTCCTCGACGGCATCGTCGGTGACTGCTACCTGCTGCTGGTGCCGAAGCTGTTGCAGGACGCGGACACGTCGTACACGTTGGACAACGCGGTCGAGATCCCCTGCCGCAACGTGTGGTTCATGGAGCGGCTGGCGTGATCGTGAACGCCCGCCACCGCGGCCGGATGGAGCTCCGCACCACCGAGTTCGGCTCCAGCGCGATCCCGATGCCCGGCTGGGGCCAATCCACCTACGCCGGTGTGTCGCTCGGCGTCGACCGGGCGATGGGGTTGTCCGCTGTTGGCTCCGCGATCCGTCTGATCTCGCAGTTGATCGCCGCGATGGACCTCTGTGTGTTCACCGGGATGGGCGCGGACAAGCGGATGGCGGAAACGTCGTGGCAGGACATGCTCCTCGATGACCCCAACCCCGACCAGACCCAGTTCGACCTGCTCTCGGACATCTCCACCGGCCTCGAAACCGTCGGCAACTCACTGGTGCTGAAGGTGAAAGGGCTGGTGAAAACGGAGGTGGTGGCGCTGGTGCCGCTGGACATGGACTACGCCCGCATCGACCGTGACCCACGAACGCAGGAGAAACGGATCGAGGTGACCATCGACGGGCGCACCTACCGCTACTCCACCAGCGAGGTCCTTCATTTCCGTGGCTGGACGAAGGCGGGGAAGGTCGCTGGCCTGTCACCGATCGCTTTGCATCGGCAGGCACTTGGGAACGCGGTCGCGATCGAGGAGTTCGAGGGACGCTACTTCTCCAACAACGCCTCACCTGGCGGTGCGATCAAGATCCCCGGCGGCGTCAAGCGCGCCCGCGCCCTGGAGATGATCGACGTCTGGCGGGCGACGCATGGTGGGTTGGCGAATGCGCATACGCCGGCGGTGTTGTCGAACGGTGCGGAGTGGCAGCAGATCGGTGTGAACCTCGTCGACGCGCAGTTTGTGGAGGCGCAACGCTACGGGGTCGAGCAGGTAGCCCGGATCTGGGGGATCGCCCCGGAGATGTTGGGCCATCCGATGTCGAAGCCGGAAGCAACAGAGCAGTTGGGGTTGCGGTTGTTGAACTTCACGATCATGCCGCGGTTGCGGCGGATCGAGCAGGTGTTCTGCTGCGACCCGGATCTGTTCGGGATGACACGACCGGAATATCCCGAGTTCACGACGGACGACATGCTGCGGACGGACGCGCTGACGAAGGTGCAGGTGCAGCACACCCAGATCCAGGACGGCACCCGTTTGGTCGATGAGATCCGGGCGGAGGACGGGATGCCACCTTTGCCGCCGGTTCCGGACGATTGGACGCAGGAGCCGGGGAAGGTGCCGCAGATCACCCCCGTTGGTGGCGCCCCGAACCCGACCGCTGACACCGGTGACCAGGCCGCGCCGCCGTCGAATCCCGTGACGGGTGTTGTGCCCGTACCTAAGAAATCGTTCGCGCTGAACGGCGACAGGAGGGACCATGACTGAAACGCTCGCAGAGACCGCTCGCCGTGAGATCGTCGTTCAACTCGACGAGCTCGAGTGGCGCGACAGCGGTGACGCCGCGAAGAAGAACGAAACGACGATCCGCGGTCACGCCGCGATCTTCAACAGCATGTCGGAGGACCTCGGCGGCTTCCGCGAGATCATCGAACCGGGGTTCTTCCGTGCCGCCCTGCGCCGCAAGCCCGACGTGCGGCTGCTGTTCAACCACAACGAAAACTACGTGCTCGGCCGCACCGCCTCCGGCACGTTGGAGTTGCGGGAAGACAACCGTGGCCTGCATGTGTTCGGCACCGTCGACAAAACGATCGGCTGGGTCAGCGACCTGCGGAAGTCGATGCAACGCGGCGACATCGACCAGATGTCGTTCGCGTTCACCCTCACCGAGGGCGGTGACGACTGGGCCGTATCCGAGGACGGCACGGTCGTCCGTACGTTGCGCGCCGACGGTGCAGCGGATCTGTTCGACGCAAGTGTTGTGACGTACCCTGCGTACAAGAGCACCGAGGTTTCGATGCGGTCGGTGCTCGACGACGCGATCCACAACGGTCGTCTGCCAGTCACGGAGGCAGAGGCCACCCCCGACATCGCACCCGAAGCGGTGGGTGACGGGGAACAGCGCAACGTCGAGCCTTCAGAGGCTGGCGAGCCGCGCGAAAGCAACCTGGACAAAGTCCGTGCCGAGACGGCCGCAGCGTTGGCTGTCGAGCAGGACCGCCTCCGGGAAGCGAACGCCCGCAAGTACAGGCTCACTAGCCCGAAGGAGTAGGCATGAACGTTGTCACACAGCTCGACGAAGCCCGCCAGAGGCAGGGCGACGCCGTGCTCAAAATGAAGGAATGGGACGACAAGATCCAGTCGCTTCCCGACACCGCCACCGACGAGGAGCTCACGTCCTATCGGGGCCTCTTCGACGGTGCGGTGGCGGAGTCGAAGCGTTGGGCCGAGCAGGTCGAGCGGCTCGAAGCGATCGACGCCGCCAACCGGCAGCTGGGCCGCCGCGAGGTCGACACCCCCGACGGGGACGATGACAACGGCAGCGGCACCGGCACGGCGGACCCGGAGCGGCGCTTCGCGCGTCCGCGTGGTTCGAGCCGTGAGGCGCGCACCTACAGCGTTCACACGCCGTCGGTGTCGTTCTTCGGTGACCTGATCAACGCCCAGGCGAACGGGAACATCCAGGCGCGGCAGCGACTCGAGCAGCACATGCGTGAGTACGACGTCGAGAACCGCGCGATCTCCACGACGGTCACCGCCGGCGGCAACTTCGTCCCGCCCGAGTACCTCGGCGAGCTGTACGCACAGCTGCCGCGTGCCGGTCGTCCGTTCGCGGACAACGTGCCGAAGATGCAGTTCGACAGCAATCCGGGGATGAACATCACGATCCCCCGGATCACGACGGGTACGTCGACGTCCGTGATCATCACGGAAAACTCGACGACGGTGTCCTCCACGGACATCGTCGAGGCGCTCCTGACGGTGCCGGTCCGCACGATCGCCGGTCAGCAGGACGTGTCTCAGCAGCTGCTCGACCACTCGCAGCCCGGCATCGACCAGGTCATCTTCGGTGACCTCCGTGCCGACTACGACCGCACCCTGGATACCCAGCTCCTGAACGGGACGGGGATCAACGGTCAGCACCTCGGCATCCGCGCCGTCAGCTCCGTGAACACGGTGTCGTTCTCGACGGGTGGCGCAACCGCCGCCCAGACGGTGCCGCCGATCTACAACGCCATCCAGCTGATCGCGTCGAACCGGTTCGCCCCGGCCGACACGATCACGATGCACCCGCGCCGGGCGGCGTTCCTGGCCTCGAACCTGTCCTCGACGTTCCCGCTGTTCCAGCAGGGCGGCTTGTACCAGGCGGCAGGCCAGCAGGACCAGGGCATGGTGAACAACTTCGCCGGCCTGAACGTCCTGCTCGACGCGAACGTCCGCACAACGGACGGCGGCACGACGAACCAGGACGAGATCTACGTGACGCGCACCTCCGACATGTACCTGTGGGAGGGGCCGCTCGTCGCACGGGTCATGGAGCAGGTCCTGTCGAACACCCTGACGGTCCGGTTGCAGCTGTACGCGTACAGCGCGTTCGCTTCCGGGCGTCAGCCGAAGTCGATCACGGTCATTTCCGGACTCGGCTTGGCTGCGCCCACGTTCTGAAATCATAATGGTAATGCTTACGACCCATACAGACTGCTGCAAGTGCAGGAACCGACTGCCCATAGAGGCTTTCGCTCCGAGCACCCGTTTTCGGTCATCGAAGTGGTGTCGCGAGTGCTACCAGACGTGGTACCGAACGAGGCGGGGAATCGTGGAGTTGCATCGGTCTTGCGATTGGTGCAACTCCACATTCACCACGACGGACAAGCGCAAGATGTTTTGTGCCCGCGCGTGTAAGGACAGAGCGAAGAAGGAGGCTGTCAAGCAAGCGTTGGAAGCTTCAAAGCCCGTCCGTTCGTGTCGTCATTGCGGTGTTTCGATGCCGCAGGCAATGCGAGCGGACGCGGCTTACTGTTCGGAGTCATGTAACACCGCGGCGCACAGCCAGACGCGCAAGGCGTCGCGGAAGATCGGGGCGCGTCAGTTGCGGATCGACCGTGCGTACATCATCGAGCGTGATGGTGGGCGCTGTCATCTATGCGGCGCGTACCCGGAAGGGCGTGCGCTCACGATTGACCATGTGATGCCGCTCGCACGCGGAGGAACCCACACGTCGGAGAACCTTCGGGTCGCGTGCCTGTCGTGCAATTGCTCGAAACGTGACCGGGTGGAAGGAGAGATATGCCTGACGAGATGAGTGACGAGATGATGGCCGACAGGATCCGGGCTTTGCTCGTGGAGAAGCGCGACCATCCGGAGCGTGCCGGGTCCGTGGACGCGGAGCTCGCACGGCTCGGCTACCAGGCCGCACCGCCGGCGAAGCGTTCTGCAAAGCGCGTGCAGAGCACCGGGGCGAAGCGTGGCTGAGTTGGGCGCGCAGTCAAAGGTGAAGTCAGCGTCGATCGCCGCCACGGTCATTCGCGCCGACGGCAGCCGTGAAGAGCTAGGCACGGTCAGCTACTGGCACCGCAATCCTCTCCGACGACTGTGGTGGCGGCTGTGGCGCTGACGGCGAAACAGAAACGAGTCAAGGCGCGGCTCGAGCAGATCCGTGAAGCCGCAGCCTCCTATGTATTGAACCCTGGACAGGCGGACGCCACGGCTGCCGCGAACCTCGCTGAGGAAGCCGCGGGCCTCGGCCTCGAGCTCCTCACGGAAAGGAAGTAGCGATGGCGACAGTCGTAGTCAATGGCGGCAAAGGCATCATCACGAACCGGCTCAAAGGCTCCGGCACCGAGCCGTTGAACATCGGCTGGGGCACCGGCGCGCAGACGACGGCGCTGATCACCGACACGACGTTCGGGCCGACGACGGTGGAGAAGCTCGTCGACCTGTCCACCTCGGCCGGTACGGATCACACGGTCGGGGTGTCGACGCAGCAGACAACCACGACGACGAACGACTCCTACCAGGTGACCGGCACCAGGACAGCCACGGGTGCGGGCGCGGTGACGGTGGCCGGTCTGTGGGACGCCGCATCGGGTGGCACCCTGTTCCTGAAAGGGGACTTCGCGGCGATCAACCTCGCCTCGGGTGATTCGATCGCGTTCACGATCAAAGTGGTGTTCGCGTAGATGGCGTGGCAGGCGCGGATCATGGCGATCGCCAAGCTAGGAAACGACCCGACGAAGGTCAACGTCAACGTCGACTACTTCGACGACGCGGTCGACGATCCGCAGAACCCCGGCAACCCGCTGGTTCAGTTCCAGAAGACGTTCCAGTTCGCGGTCGACACGAAGGCCGCGGATATGCGCGCGACGATCGTCGCGGACGGTGCGAACGCGAAAGCGTGCGTGGCGCGTGTCACGACCCTTCTAGCAGCAGCGCCGGTGGGGACGCTGCTCCCGATCCCCTGATGGCCGCTGGCGTCTCGATAGTCAGGACACGGTCGGGCGGTTCGGCTGGTGAGAACCCCCGCACGGTCACGTTGGATGGGTCGGCGGCGATCGGCAGCGATTACTTCGCGATCGGCTCTTCGACGGGTGCGGGGACGTTCACGTCGATGGTCGACAGCGTCAACAGCACAATGACCCGCGACATCAGCGTGTCGAACTCAGGGCGCGGCGGCCTCTGGCGGCTGTTCGCGATCGCGGGTGCTCTGGTCAGTGGCTCAACGACGTTGGCGCTTACCTCGTCGGGGTCGAGCACGAAAGGAATCGCAGGCTGGGTGATGACCGGAGGAACCGTCGGCGCGCTCGACAAGCCTGGCACGTCCGCGACGGGGACGGGGACGTCGATGACGACGACCGCCACCGGTGTTCTCACGCAGGCCGTGGAGCTGGCGTTCGCGCTCTATCAGTTCGTCGGCACCCCGACGTTCACCGAGCCGGCCGGTTGGACGAACGTGTTCGGCACCGGGAACTACCTGACGACGACGGTGACGGTCAACAACGTCGCGATCTGTTTCAAGGAGACCGCTGCGACGACGACGCTGTCCCCGACCGCGACGCTCGGCACGTCGAACGCTTGGGCGTCCCAGTGTCTGACCTACACCTGGACGGACACGGTAGTGGCAACCCCGATCCCTGAAATCGCTATGGGCCTGACGGTCACCTAGGAGGACAGAACACATGGCTACCTACGCCGTTGGAACCCGCACCGTCGCCGCGACCTCCACCCTTCCCTGCGTGTCGCTCTACTCGACCGCCGCGGTGAACTTCGACCTCCTCGAGATCGGGATCAGCAACACCGTCGCTACAGCGAATGTAGTGGCCCTCTGCCGGCTGACGACCGCGGGAACACAGGGCACCGGGCTTACCGAAGCCGCCCTGGATCAGGGGTCGGTGGCTGCGACATGTACCGCGTTCCTCGCGCATACGGGCACCCCACCGACGCTGGTCGATCTCGGCTACCGCTTCCAGCTCGGCGCGGCTGTTGGTGCGGCGGTGATCTGGACGTTCCTGCCGGGAGAGTTCAGGTCGGTCATCGGCACCGCGAACGGCGTCGGTGTCTACTGCCCCACCGGCACCGGTCAGGCGCTCGACGTGTATTTCAAGTGGGTCGAATAGATGGCGCGTGCGGTCCCTCGCGCGGTCATCGCGGTTCTTCCGCCACGTTGGTATTTGCCGGCGACCGCTGGTGCCGCGCAGACACCTGTGACGATGACCGCAACGACGCTGGTGACGACCTCGACGATCGTTAAACAGGTCGGGAAGCTGATGACCGCAACGACACTTGGCAGCACCGCCACGCTCGTCAAACAGGCCGCCAAGACGTGCACCGCAACCGCGCTCGGTACCACCGCGACGATGGTCCGAAGCGTCGGTAAGAAGCTGACCGCGACCACGGTGACCCTAACCGCGACCCTCTCGGCGATCAAAGTGATCCTCGTCGCGATGACCGCCACCACCCTCGTCACCACCTCAACGATGGTGCGGCAGGTCGGCAAGGCGCTAACCGTCACCGTGACCGGAACGTCGAGCATGGTGCGTCAGGTCGGGAAGCTGCTGACGGTGACGGTGACCGGGACCGCCTCGATGATCCGATCCGTCGGGAAGAAGCTAACCGTGACCGTCACCGGGACAGCGTCGATGCTCGCGCAGAAAGCGTTCTTGCTCGCGATGACCGCGACCCTCGCGACTACCTCGACGATGGTCAGGCGAACCGGGAAGCTGCTGACCGCGACGCTCTCGACGACGTCGACGTTCCGACGTCAGGTAGCGCACGCGATGGCGGTTACCGTCACGGGGACCGCGACCGTGGTGAAGCAGATCGCCCGGACGATGATCGCGACGGTGACGTCGGTCGCGTCGATTCTGGGGACGTTCATCTCCGGGTCGGCCCCGGTGATCACCTCCCGCTTCCAGAACCGCGCTCGTGATAGCGGCGCCTCGGCCCCGTTACTGCTCGGCTTCGACTCCGACAGCCCCCACGACAGCACCCGCACCGCACCGGCTGACACCGGCTTTGACCCTCCGACCCCCCACCTCCACTGATGGCGCTAACGATCTGGAAAACCAACACGTCCCCGTCCCTGTCGGACACGATCAAGGTGAACGGGGTCGCGTTCGACCTGACCGCCTCCACCGTCAAACTGCGGATGCGGCTCGCCACGGCCGCACCAACCGACGTCCTGAAGATCGACACGGCCGCCACCGTCGTCAGCGCCGTCGCCGGGACCGTCCGCTACGACTGGGTGGCCGGTGACGTCGACACCGCCGGCGAGTACGTCGCCTGGTGGCACGTCACCCTTCCATCGACGAAGGTTCAGGACAGCGACGAGTTCACCATCGTCATCGCCGAGCACGGCCTCCGGTCCGGCAACCTCTGCTCCCTCGCCGACGTCCGCAACTCGCTCGAGCTCCCCGACGCGGAAACAACCCGCGACAACCTCATCCTGGGGCTGATCCCGGTCGCGTCGCAGATGATCTGCCAATGGGCGGAGCGGGAGTTCGCCCCCTCATCCGCAGCAGGGGTGAAGCGCCGCATCGAGATCGACTCCAGGTCGCTCAACTCCCGCATCGTCGACCTCGCCCCCTACGACCTGCAGACCGCGACGCTGGTGCAGCTCAGCCCCGAATCGTCGAGCCCGACGACGCTGACCGCGGGAACCGACTATGAGCTCACCCCGACCGTGCAGCCTGCCGACGAGCCGGTCTACACGTCGCTGCGGCTGTCGAACTATCTGAACATCGTCCCGACGAACCTCTTGCGGTTCAACTTCGCGTACATGGACATCACCGGCACCTGGGGCTTCCCGTCGGTGCCAGCGGTTGTCTCGGAGGCATGCTCGGATGCGGTCAGCGCCTGGTGCCGCCGCGACGTGTCGTCGCTCGGTTTGCAGTTGCAGGACGGGATGACGCTCGCCCCGGAGTTCATCGCCAGCTACGACCTGCCTATCTCGGCGATCAGGAAGATCCAGAACTACCGCCGTCACGCGGGGGCGTTCTAAGTGGCTACCTCGTCCGTGCCGGCGCTGAAGGCGAACTTGACGACCGCGCTGACCGCCCGCGCGAACCTCGCCAACGTCCAGGTCATTTACGGGGCGCCGCTGCCTAACCCGTCCAGGGAATACATCTGGTTGGGGGACGTCGAGGGTGACGAGGTGCCAGCGGCGCTGGGCCGGAACCGTCACAGCGAGATTTACAACCTGACGGTGATCATCCAGGCGTTGCACGAAGGGCAGAACCAGCAGACCGCGACGGAGCGCGCCTACGCGTTCCGCGACGAGATCGACACCCAGCTCCGTAGTGACGTCACCGTTGCCGGTGCGCTCGGTTCCGGCTGGGCGTATGTCGCCGGCCATTTCAAACTGGAGGAGCTCGCGTCGGACTCGCAACGTGGGGCGCTGCTCACCATCGAGGTTGCATGTGAGGCCCGCATCTAATGAAAGGAACCCCATGAAGCTGATCTACACCGGGCCGCACGGGAGCGTGACGGTACCGATGCCCCTCGGCGGCGAACAGAACGCCCAGTGGGGCGAGGTGTTCGAGACCTCGGAGGAGCACGCCGCGCAGCTGCTCGAGCAGGAAGCCAATTGGAAGCGGGCGCCCAAGTCCGCCAAGAAGGAGGACTAAATGCCTACCGCATCAGGGATCGCCGCACAGTTCGGCTACGGAGCCTCGAACACCTACGCGTCGTACAGCGTCCCGGACCATTTCGTTGAGCTTGTCAGCGAGGGGATCAATCTGCAGGTCGACCGGCTGGAGTCGAAGGGGCTGCGGTCGGCGACGCGGGTGCAGCGTTCGGACCGGTGGACGGCGAACAAGAAGGGCGCCACCGGCGACGTCGAGTTCGAGGTGTCGTCGAAGGGTTACGGGCTGATGTTCAAGCATTGGCTCGGTGCGGTCGCGACGACGACAGCGCCGGGTGGGACGACGAGTAAGCGTCACCGTTGCACGATCGGGGATCCGGTCGGGTTGATGCTGACGATGCAGATCGGCCGTCCTGACGACACCGGCACCGTGCAGCCGTTCTCGTATCTCGGCTGCAAGGTCGTAGCCGGCGAGTTGTCGAACAGCGTCGACGGCTACCTGATGTTCAAGGCGACGGTGGACGCTGCGGATGAGTCGACGAGTTCGGGGTTGGCTGCGGTGTCGTATCCGTCGTCGGATGAGCTGCTGAACTTCACGGGTGGCGCTCTGACGATCGGTGGTGTCGCGGTCGCGACGGTCCATGACATCGCGATCAACGCGGCGATCAACCTGAAAACCGACCGGTACGGGATCCGTTCGTCGACGTTGAAGAAGGAGCCGATCGCGGATGACTTCGTGGTGGTGTCGGGGACGATCACGACGGAGTTCGAGTCGCTGACCGCGTACAACCGGTACGTGAACGGGACGACGGCGGCGATCGTCGGCACCTGGACAGGTGCGACCGCGCTGGAGGGAGCGATCTTCCCGCAGGTCGTCGCGACGATGCCCGTGTGCCGCTTCGACGGTGACACCCCGAACCTGGCGGGGAAGGCGATGCTGACGCAGCAGTTGAAGTTCAAGGCGCTGTATGACGGGTCGCAGGAGCCGCTGACGGTCGACTACATCACGTTGGACGCGACGCCCTGATGGCCGAGGCGATCAAGATCGAGGGGATCCAGGAGCTGATGGTGGCGTGCAAACGCGCCGACAGCGAGCTGAAGAAAGGGCTGCAGCGTGACCTGAAAGGGATCGCGCTGCTGGTCGCGACGCGGGCGAAGTCGATCGCGGAGGCGAAAGGCTTGCGTGAGTCAGGGCGGCTGATCGCGTCGATCCGTCCCGGCATCCAGGGGTCCAGCGCGATCGTCAGGGACTCGGCGAACCGGGCCGGGTTCAACTACCCGGCCGTCTACGAGTACGGGCACGGCAAGGCACGGGCGTTCCTCGAGCCGGCGCTGGAGCAGAGCCAGCCTGAGGTGATGGCCGCGGTCACTGTGCTCGTCGACCGTATGGCCGAATCGTTCTAGGAAAGGCAGGGATGGCGAAGATCAGAATTCAGGGTGTCGAGTATCCGACACCGGAACGGTTCAACAACCGGGAGATCGCCCTGATCCAAAGGGTGACGGGGTTCATGCCCGCGAAGTGGGAGGAGTCGCTCCACGACGGCGATGTGAACATGCAGGTCGCGATCGCGATGATCGTCCTGACCCGCGCCGGCCAGACCCCGGACATCGAGAAGCTTTACGACCTCGAGCCTGGGTTCATCGAGGGTGTGCCGGATGAGGCTGATGCCAGCCCCCCAGTCGGCGCGG